CCCACATCCCGGCGCGTACTTTCAGCGTCGTGATATCGACGGTGAACTGCAGCCGCATCTTGTCTACTTTTTCGTTCAAGTTCTCGACGTCTTTAGTGAGATCCTTTAATCCCTGCAGCACGAGCCTTCGGTATTCTGGCCAGCTTTCCTCTGCTGCACTCATTGAGGGTCCCCTTATTTTGCAAATTGGTCCTGCAGCGATTCGGGGACCTCGATCCCAAGTCCTCCGATCGATCGATCGCCGTTCACGATGAGAAATTTCAACATCAAAAAACAGACTGGCTTATCCCGGTCGATAATCGGCAGCGATTCCAGCACAACAAACGGTTCGCCTTTCGACAATACGTTGAGATCGTGCTCTACGAAGATTTTGGCTAACTTCAAGTCGAACAATTCTACGTCGGTCCTGCCGATAGGGTCCACTGTGATGACCTGCCGATAGGCGGTGTTGACGTATTGATATTGGCCAGTCGTAGCATCTTTGATGAAGCAGACGGCTGGACAGTCCTGCATGAACCCCATGACCTTGGCGCGCTTCGATTCTGCAGTGTTTACGTCATGGGTGATTTGCTCCAGCCGCTCAATAAACTGGCGCATCACGCTCCTTCCTCCGTTTCTAAAGTATCTCAGCAACAGCCGAACTGGCTAGCTCTAAGTTTGATGCGGCAGACACCGACAAAGCTACTTATGCGATATCTGGAAGTAATAGAAATTGCCTGATGCTGCGTGCGCTGTATTCTTGTTGTCCACGCACCAGAAGAACTCGCCCCAAGAGTCAGCCGCTTGCGATGGAATGGGGAGATTCGTTGTGATCGTAGCCACCACCACGCCATCGATGAGGTAGATCACCGCGGTCCCAGTGATGTTCGTAACCATCTCAAACAAATGAATGTTGAGATCCGGAGTCACTCCGGTGTCGACCGTGGTTTGCGCTCCGCCAGCTACGATGGCAACTGCCTGCCAATGGGTGTCGGTGCCAGCCGAGAATCTGAATCCGAGCGTCGTCTTGTTGGGAGTGTCGCTGGCATAAGCAGTCGTCGCAAGAATGTCCTGGCTGTTGTTTCCGCGGGCACTCGTACTGTTCCAGCAGGCAAGCCCCATCCAGTACCTGACGTTGGTCAACTGGTTCAGCGAAAATTTGAGAGTATAGCGATAGAACGCCAGCATCCCAAACTGCGAATTGTTTCCATTGTTGCCGGCCCTCATTCCACCGACTGGAGTTGTCGAGGCTGTTGCGGCAGTGCTCCCATACTGGCCGCCAGCTCCAACCGTGGCTGTCGGATTGATCGAGGCGATTGGGCCAAGGAACGTCAGGCCTGAAGATGTATAAGCCATCGGGCCTACTCCAACCGGGTTACTGCCCCAGATCGGGTAGATGTAGCTCAGCGCTTGGGCGTAATTTACGGCGTCCCACTTGCCGTCACCATTCACGTTCCAGCGAACAATGTCACCGAGCTGCGCAGTCGGCAGCTGTGTCGCATAGGCCCACGCAACAAACCAGTTCGCGACGACTCCGTCCGAGCCGAAGTAGTAAGCGACGTTCTGAGTCGTGATGGATGCAACTTCGATCGTATCGCCGCCGCTCAGAGCGATCGTGACTGCGTTCGTATCAGAGGAAATTTTCTTGATGCCGATGCACGTATCAGGATTGCTCAAAGCCAGTGGCATCGTAATGGTGACGGGACCGCCGCTGGTGTCGACCTCAAGATAGTCCCAAGGGTTCGCACCCTGATTAGAAGTGACGCGCAGCGCGAAGAAGTTCATGACTGCCGCACTGCCGCCGCCACCAGTAACGACCGGAGTCCAAACCGGAACTCCGGTAGCCTTGTTGGTAGGCCCAAGGAGCGCGAAGCCGGAGGGAATATTCTGGATGCCGAATGTTCCCGTGCACCGCCGAGGTCGCAGCATCCATCTGGTGGACTGTCCAGTTTTTCGTGCCCGTTCGGAGAGCTCCGCTCACAACGTCAATAGCGCCTGGCGACAGACTGCCGATGGGGACATCGTAGGCGACAACATTGCCGAGTAACTGCAACTGGTTCCCGTATGCGTTGAAGCTCAGGAATTTGAAAAAGATCGTGTTGCCGACGAAGTTTGATGGGACCGCATAAATCAGAGTCGCCTGATCCAGCCGCGCGAAGGTGGAGCCGACTGGATGATCGCAAGGATAGGACCCGAGTACTCCCCGGCGAAGACTCGAAAGCGCATAAGTGTTTGTGCCGACCAGCGCTGCAGTCTCGTAAGAAATCAGTTCCAGATTGGTTGTACTTGTTCCTACTACCGTGATTACCACGCTGTTCAGCGAAATCGTGGCAGTGACGTTGCCGATCGCCTGGAAGGACGCGCCGAACCCGGGTGAGTTCAAAGTGTCCAGATCTTCAGAATCCTGTGCAGCCCAAAGATCGCTTGGTGAGCCGATCGGCGGCAGCGTATAAGTCGTCGGCGTCGTGGTCACCGTCACACCTTTGACAGCGCCAACCAGTAAACCTCCGGCCCAGAGACTCACAGACAGGATCGCAGTGCCAGCACTTACCGATGCTTGGAAGGATATCGATACGCCACTGAGCACAAACCCAAATGGCAGATTCAGGTTGAGATTATTGCCTACTAGATACTGAGTGAGGGAGCCAGGCGCCAGCGCCGCAGTCACGAATGAGCTGGTCGAGCCGATGTTCCCTGCGTTAGTCCATCCCGATCCTGCTCCACCAGAGGCCCACACGACCGTGAATTGCACATTCTGCAGATTGAGAACGGCTGTGCCACCGCCTCCATAAGCGTAGCCGCCGCTCCAGAAGACGCCGAAAGATGGGTCGTTGATGATGGCTGGAGTCAAGAAGCCGCTGGGAAGTCCCCATGCGGTGAGGTTGGACAAACTTCCAATCGTATATACGGTCGGGCTCGTAGGGACAGCGCCGCCGTTCCAGTTCACGGTTGCAACTCCGATCAGCGAGCCCTTATAGGCCAAGAATACCTGGTTCGATCCAGTGGCTCCGATGCCGAGACCTGGGAAGGCACTGTAATATGCCCTGAAGGTGAGCTGAAGCCCAATGATCGCCCCGACGCCGGCAGGGATATTCAGCGGGTAACTCGAGCACAAAAGATTGTCTGACGTCGCAGGAAAAAACGATGGACCTGAAACTGTAAGGTTTACCGTGGTGTAGCTGGAAGATCCCTCGACGCCAGCCAAATTCGTCCACGGAACGTTGGGTGTGTTTGGGATGTTGACAGCAGGGATAGATGGAGGGAAGGGGCCGCTGCTGCTCGATGTGACGCCGCCGCCCGTAGACGTGCCGACAACGGTACCGCTTCCAGGGATAGCTGATTCATTGAATGCCTGCCCCGGCGATACGATGGCTGACAGGGTAACGAACGCATCTCGATCCGCCGCAGTGACGGTCTGCAGCGTGGCTCCGGACTGCTGCATGTTTGCTTCAAGCACGTCTGTGCTGTCGAGAGAGTTCTGGCCAGCGAAGGTTGGCAGGCCTCCGGTAGCAACCGCGGCATGCGTCTCATTGACTTGTGTAGTCGTGGCGACGGTGAAAGTTCCTGAAGCTCCTCCGCTGATCGTAACGATTTTCACCGGGCCATTGTTCCCCGCATTAGTAAACCCTGCAATCACGAGGTTCGCGCCCGGAACTGAGATGGTGCCGCTGAAGGAGGAGTAGGAATAGGTTGCGATCGCGCCAGCCACGGAGACCTGAGTCAGAGTAAATACCGCAGACGTGGACGATGCAGCGACGACGCCGAGTCTTCCGGGATTTGAGTACTGACCATAGAAGTTGTAGTCAGTACCGTTCAGCGAGACGTAGAGCTGAAACCCTCCCCAGTTCACGTTCGAACCGTTTCCGAAAATATAGATCTTGCCGCCACTCCACTGCGCCGCCTGATTCGGAAGTTCAAAAATCACCGGCACGGTGTTCCCGGGATCCTCTTGCGGCCCATCGTTCGTGTTGCTGGGAAGCTGTGCCTGCTTGTTGTAAAGCAGCGCCGCTCCAACCGACCAAGGAAAGTTCTCTGCCTCGATGACGATGCCCTTCCGCGGGTCATCGGTCATTTTTGTGATGCGCACCGGCGTGCGACCGAACATGGTGCCCGGCGTATTCAGGACGCCATCGGTAATCGTCACGATGTCGCCAGGACTCAGGAACGCGAAATTGGATTTCAGCGCGAAGCTGTAGGTCGTGTAAATCGCGGACATGCGCTGCAGTCGCATGTTTGCCGCAAACTGCGCGGCCGGCTCAGTGCAGATGAACTGGCAGTCCTGCGCGCTCTCGCTGATCAGGCCATACTGCTGCACCGAAGCTTCATCCTGAATCTGGAGGATGTCTTCGTTGTAGTCGTTGGTCCGAACGCTCCAGCGCACGTTCACGCGATTCCATCGGCTCTGCCATGGCGTCTGAGTCAGCGTGACGGGATCTTTGCCTTTGGATGGGAAGAAGTCATTGTCGTCAAGATCGATCACAGGCTGGGTTGGCGGCGTGTAGGTGATGCCGTTTGCAACCGCAGTCGTATCGCAGAGCGGGATGAATTTGAGCAGCCCTTCGTCCCATGAGAGATAGACCTGGCCTGCCTCACACCAGCGACCAATTGTATCCATCAGCGAGGTCTGGGAGTCGAGGATGTCGGAGATAAAGAAATTGTTAGCAGACCACATGGCGCGCGCGGAAGAGGAGATCGGTGCCGCGGTTGGCGTATAGACTGCCCCGCTCGTCTGCCCCGTCCAGGTGTGTGTCGCATCCGCTGGACCGGTGATGAGGAGCGTGATCATCGTCGCGGACCCGGTCGGTACGTTGTCCAGTGTTGCAGTCGCACCCGTTACGGATTGCTTGACCGTCTCGCCCAGCGTGAACGCACCACTGGTTACAGACCCCGTGATCTTGTAGAGACCGAGCAGCGATGTGTCGATATTCGCGGTCGGGAAATTGTACTTATAGGTTGGGTTCGTCAAGAGCCCGAAGATGGCGTCTGCAGGGTTGCAGTCGGGAATGCCATTGCCGAAAGTGTACGGGCCCAGGATCTCAAAGTTGAGCTGCGGCAGCACCGGAGAATATCCGAGATACAAACCGAGGCTGGCCACGTAAGCAACTTCGCTGTAGCCCAATGCCTGTGCGGGGAACTTGCTGGTCAGATAAGACCATGGCGCTTGACCAAGGGCGCCGCCGAAGAAGGTTAAGTTCAGCAGCGTTGGCGCATTCGTGTCTGTGTTCAGATCGCGATAGATGTAACTGATCGTGACGCCGAGCCCAAAGTCCGCAGGCGCAAACTGGTAGTTGCCTCCGTTCGGGTTGTACGTGCCGGCCACGGTCGGCGTGCCGCTCACTGCGGTCAGCGCAACACCGGACGGGTAGTACTTCACGCTCACGTCGTACTTGAAGACGCTCTGGTACTGGACTGTGACCACTGCGGCCGCGATGTCGTTCTCTTCTTCCTGAATCCAGTAGCGATATGCAACGTAATTGACGATGACGGTCGAGCCAACCTGCGCGGGATTGAACACATAGACAGGCGTTGTCGGCAGGCCGGTGATCGTGTAGAAACCTGGAGGCGGCGAGGGGTTTGTCGTGTACTGCAGGGGTGAGTTCTGGTTGCCTGTCAGAGTCACTGAGCCTGGAGAGCCGTAATCGTTTGCGATCACGCTGTAGGCGCTCACCATGCTAACGCCGAGGTCCTGCTTAAAGATTGCCTGATTTGTAGGCGTGTAACTCGTGGAAGCTAAGGTGACTGTCTCGCTTTGCGATTGCATCGCATAGCGCCCAATCGAATCCCAGACGCCAAGGAAGTTGGCGCATGGGCCCATGCAGACCGCGCCGATGACGCTTGCAGAATAAACGTAACTCGTGCCGGCCTTGCCAGCTCCGCTGCCGCCCGATTGCTGCTTTGCGATCTGCGAATTGAACGCACCGTACCAGATAAGCTTCCAGCTAATTCTGTGTTGACCAAGCAGAATGGGCAGGGGAGTTCCGAGCAGGGCTTCGGCTGTTCTGATTCCGTTATATCTCGTCACCGGTTGATTGCTGCCGCCAAGTCCCATGCTCTATTCGCCCTCGTCTACGATTGTGAAGAATCTGCGCGGCGCTCGTTCCCAAAATCCCTCCGCCGTACCGTGCGAGCCGATGACGCCAAAACCTTTGACGGGATGCAAAACGAATGTGGGCCAGGAAATGATGCACGCAAGGTGCGTCCAGGATGCCAGCACCTTGTAGAGCACGAAGTCTCCTGGCAGCGCTTCGGCTTCGGTGATCTCGCGATGCGCAAGGCGCACGACGATATCTTCCATCGTGTGATCGACCACGCGCAGCTTCATCTTATCGACTTGAGCCTTGCTGTTGATCCACTGCTGAGGCGAATATTTTGGCACAGCGAAATCGAGCGGTGCTCGGCCGACAGCCTGACAGAGCCGGAGTGGGAAAAATGCGCAATCAACCCCGCAGCCCTTGACGCCGGCATGGTCCGCGTAAGGTGTATCGATCCAGCTAGACGCTTCTTGGACGATCTGTTCGCGGAGTGTCACTGGGCTATCTCCCCGCGTAATATACTGTAAGGATGATCTATCTGCTGACAAACATGGAGAACAAGAAGAAGTACGTCGGGAAGACTCAGGTGGCCCTTCCGACACGCTTGTCGCAACACCGATCTGATGCGAGACGAGGAGTTGAAACCTATCTCTGTAATGCAATCCGTAAATATGGCTGGGGGTATTTCGAAGTAGAAGTTCTCTCTCTCAGTAGCGACCCTGATGTTGAAAGGGAATGGATCGCAAGGCTCGGTACTTTTAATAGGAAGCGGGGATACAACCTGACTTCTGGAGGTGAGGGGTCTCCGGGAGCAAAGTCGAATAAACGAGGCAAACATCGCGAAGATCTGTCGGCCGAGGTTCGAGCCAAGATCGCTAAGAAAGTTTCCGAATCGCTCATTGGGAATAAGCGGCGCTTGGGTATTCCCCACGACGAAGAGACCATTAAGAAAATGATGGGCAGAGTACCGCATAACAAGCATCCACAATGCGTCGTGGATGAAATTATGCGCCTGGATGGACTTGGACTTTCTCAACAAATGATTGCTGACGATCTGGGAATAAGCCAGCCAAGCGTAAGTGAAATAATTAGAAGACATAGCTCTTCCCTTTTTAAACAAAATGCCGCAAAGCCATTGCGAGGCCAATGGCGAAAAGCAAAACTTGGGCAACTTCGGGGTTCGGGACAAACTCCATCGCCCCATGGTGGATGAGATTTGCGAAAACATTTAGGCAGGTGTTGTACGTCTTATCGCAGCCGGGGACAAGCTGAATTTGGTCCCCGCCAGCAATCGCGAACGGTAACGGCTTGATCAGCTGCAACTGAATCAGCGATCCAGTACTGATCCCCATCGTCTTGACTGTCCACTTCAGCCCAGCATTCTGCCCGGTCGTAAACTTCACATAACCTAGCGGGTAGGCCTGGTTCATCGAAGTCCAGTGCGCGCCACCATCGATCGTGACCTGGCCTCGCGTCGAATTGAAAGCGGGCGGAGATCCAGCCGAAGTCCCGGCTGTCGTGCACATGTACACCACGTTGGCGACGTCGATGAGATCGCCGAACACATAGGCATGAGTGTTCGCGCGCGCAGCCACCGTGAGGTTCAGATAGAGGCTGGTACTGCTCGAGTCCAGCGCCACAGGGTTACTCAAGAAGTTTGCGAGCAGTAGCGTGCATCCCGCGTCAAACAGCGTGTGGCGGCAGCTCGACTGGATGCTGTGGGGTGGGACTGGCCGGTTGAGAACGTAGAGCAGATCGAAGACTTCGAAGATGACTTTCGAGCGGCCTGCAGGCTTGACGTTGCCGATTTGGCCAACCGTGAGGGCCATAAGCCCCATGCTAACGCCAGCTGTATATGGCTGGCCCTGGGGCCAGTAAAGAGCGGAAATAGTAACGCTAGCAGCATTGAACATGCCAGCATTGACGACCTGCATCAGAGGGGTGCTGGTGCCAGGATATATCGCAGACTCTTTGATCAGAGCTGTCAGTTGCATCGACTCGCTGCTTGGTTTGAAGTCTGCTTTATTTGTGAAGGCTCCCCTAGACCACACACCAAAACGTGAGGCGGAATATGTTACCCCAAGATATGTAATGTCTTGATTGGATCCGCTCACGACGTGAAGCGCTTGACCATTCACCAGAGTCAGTGTGATTAGATAAGCTCGTCCGAATACGGTGTTGCTTAAAAGAAACGACTGAAGGCTACTGCTGATAGTTTTCATTTGCCGTATCGCCGCTTCTGCGCCTCGCTCATACGGCGTCGAGTTTCTTCCGAGAATGTCTGCTTCGATCTGGCCTCGCGTATCTTTTGGCGAGTTTCGACTGATAAGACCTTGCCCTTTTGAGCTTCGCTTATCTTCCG